AACGACCGCTTGATTTAATTTTAGCTACACTTGTTTTAGCATCTTGTGCCGTAGCAAACTTTAATCCTGTAATAGTGCCTTTAGGGTCTTCGTCTGTGTATAAATCAGAATGCTTGTCTGATTTAGCGGGTTGCCCCACTTTTCTTGGTATGCGTTTATTCATTTTTTTGCACCTCACCTGTTGATTTATTAAGTTCATACGTTGCTAGTTCTTTTACCTTTGCATACTGTGTCTTTATATCTTTTAGTAAGTCATCAAAAGATAACTCGTTTTTATCTTTGGCAAATTCAACACTCATAAGATACCGAGTTGTTTCAAAGTTATATACTGTATGGGGCACTTGCGTATTAAATATATAATACGTTGCGGGTTTATATTTTAGTTCTTCTATTTTAAATATTGCTCCTTCTTTGTTAGGAGCAAATGCACATACACTTCTATCGAACGGAGTCAATAACATATTAATACCTACACCACGTCTTGTATCTGTGTGCCAATCATAACAAGTGTAAGGGTCTAATTTTAATACCCCTGCTACAAATCCATATCTTGCATGTAGCCATTTAAAAAAGTTATCTTGTGCTATTAACTCTGTAGGTATAGGTTTAACATTAAAGTTGTAGTGAGGAAACCATGGTTGAGTATTGAAGGCGTAGTCATATAGTTCTTTAGCTATAGTAGACTTTGTTCCTATTTCATAATAGTTCATTACTTAGCATCCATATAGTTATCACCTACACCCACTTCACAACCAAGTGGTAAGTCGCTACACCAAGAGGGCGCAGTAGTCATACACTTTTTAACATAAGCTATACAATCGTCTACTTCTGCGTCTTTACATAACATAACTAACTCATCATGCACAGTCATTACAACAGTATACCTTTTAGCTACTTGTATTAACTGTTCTGCTATTATATCACGAGCCAACGCTTGTATGCAGCGTTGAAATGTTTTAGACGGGTGAATATATTCGGGGATTAAAGTTCTTCCCATCAACTTATCATAGGCCCACGACTCGCCCCTATCTGTTTTTAATTTACGAAGGTTAGGTAGTCCTAACATCATGCCATTAGGTTTCATCATGCCTTCATGAGGGACACTTACTATTATTCCGCCATTACCCATAGCATAGTGATGACCTGCACGAACCGACTCTAACATTGTGCCTGCGTCAGCCCACGCTTCAACAAGTTCGGGATTTGATTTGCGATACGCATACACGATGTTTTTAACTTCGTGCAACTCTTTTTCTACACCCCCTTGTTTTAATATAGAGTGCATCTTATTAGCCCCTACACCATAGATACCCGATAAATTTACTACCTTAAATATATATCGTAGGTCTTTGTTAACTTCGTTATAGGGTGTTCCTGTAATGTCTGCTGCTGATTGTGTATACAAATCAATACCATCTTTAATCTGCTGTATCTTTCCATGTGATTGAGCGAACCAATAAGCAAGACGCAATTCAATATTGCTCAAGTCAGACGCAACAATTTTAAAACCTTTTGGGGGACAAATTGCTCGGCGAAGAGGTGATGACCGTGGTAAGTTTTGAAGATTAATACCATCAACCCCACTCCATCGATGAGACACAACTGCACCTGCATACTTTAACGGAACAGGAAGTTTTCCTCTGTTAGCTATGTTAATAAAAGTTTCTGTTCTTGTTTCTTCAAGGGTAGATTTGTTTCCTATACGAGCCGCAGCTAAGGCTTGAACATAAGGGTCTTCATGTTCTAGTAACTCTTTAAACCCTTCATCTGTTTTAGCTAACGCATATGTTTGTTTACCTGTAGCAGGGCTTTCTTTCATGGGCACTTTAATTTTCATGGTTTCTAAAATGGCAGCAAACTTAGGATTGCTCATAAGCGTATCCTTATCTACCGTTACTGAATTAAGTAGTTCTTCTTTCTTGGCTCTAACCTCAGCAAGATGTCTCACCAACAATCCCTTGTTAAGTTCTAGTTTAGGTTCTGTAAACATACGGATAGTTAAATCAATAAGTTTCATTTCGGGGGAAGTAAACCTGTCTTTTAATTCTGTGAATAGTTCGTAGGTTAGTTCTACGTCATTGATACAATAACCACCATATTTGGCTAAGTCATTGTGTGTGAAATCTAATCGGCGTTTACCTAAAGCGTCAAGAACTTCTGTTCCTTTTTCTCCTAAGTTATAATACTTAGCTAGATTAGCTAAAGATACAGACTCAGTTAGTCCATGTAGTATTTGAGCCATACTCATAGTATCAAATAGACCTAGTGGGTGTATATCAAATATCCACGATAGGATAGACGCATCAAACCTCATGTTATGTCCTAACACAAAGTGTTCATGCATATTGTATGAGTCTAGAAAAACTTTGGTCTCAGCATGTGTTCCTGTAAACCATTTAGTTATTCCCTTATCTTTAACAGCTACACCAATGACTTCAAACATATCACTACGGATATATTCTTCGGTAGTAAACTTCTTTAACCCATACTCTTTATCGTAATAGGTTTCAAAGTCAATCGTGATTAAGTTAGGCATTACTTACCCCTAACGCGGGCTTTAACTGCTTGCTCATAGATAGCAGCAATGTTAATAACTTCCTCTGACTTTAATCCTTTAGGTCTCATTTTGATAACACCATGATGTATGGTAACGATTAAATTTCTTTCGCCTCTATCGAATGTAGTGGCAGATGTTTCCCTAGTAGTAGGGTTAGTTGATTTTGTAGCCATGCCTCTCTCCTTTTATTTGCGTCTATTGACGTTGTATTCCCAATCATCAGCACAATCTTTATCACACCAACGTCTTGAGTCATTAAGTTTTGTGCCACAATTTAAACAGTGACCTGTCCCTTTTAAATACTTGATACCGTCCATCTCCTTACGGCGAATAGCATCTTCAAGTTCTAATCTATCTTGCGTTTTATCTGCATCATCTGACATGTTTAAGCTTTTGTAATATCAATCTAATTATAAATAGGTCTATGACTAAAGAAAAATGATAAGGTGCATCATCTTCTAAATATCTAAGTTCTAAGCCTACCATAACTCCTGATATTAACGCAAGCTGAAACACCCACATTATTTAGAATTTACAGATTGTTTTTCTACAAATGCTACTAACTCATTAACATACCATTGTGCTTTTTTCAAGTCTATAAGTGTTGACTCTTTTAATCCAGCCCTTGACAAATACTTAATAGCAGTTAAGCGTAAGTGTCCCGAAAACTCTTCGGGTGTTGACTTAGCTTTCATGTAGTCTATTGTTTCAATACCCCCCTGTGTATAGTGAGATGGTTGATTAACCATGTCTTGTTCTTCTTGCATAGATAACATCATTCTAAATTTAGGCTTTGCCATTCTTGTCTCCTTGTATTTATTTAATATTGTTTTTAGTCTTGTCATGTTAGAGTTTCCAATCGTTGTTCTAATGCTTCTAAATCGTTTTCATTTACAACCATAGCTATACCTTCGTTATCTCGTATGGCTTCAAGGTTTCGTAGTTGTAGTTCTGTAGGACGATTAGTTCCTGCCTTACATTCAATACCCACAAACTTACCTCTAATACACGCAACAATATCGGGAACGCCTATACTTGTATATGCACCTGCAACAGGAAAGAAATAATACACCTGTCGAGCTTTCAACATTTTAACTACTTGTTGTTTTACCCATTTTTCTTTTACGGGTTGTTTCATTTTGGAATTTCCATAAGGCGTTGCACAACAGCTGCTTTTTTATTGTGAAACTCAGCTGTTTTTTGACCTATTACTCTAAAATCAATTTTTTGTTTAAAAGCGGTATCTATATTATTCATAGCGGCTTTATACTCTAAATAAATTTCATCTGTATTATTTTCTGCAATCACATAGAATTGACCATCTCTAATACCTACATTCTTTACATACTTACCTACATCTACAAGTTTAAGTATAGCCATCTTTTCCTTATCTTCTTTAGATACCACTGATGATTGTTCATCCATTGCATGAAATATTTTCATATGCTCTCCATAATTTCATTTACTCTCGATAAGATTTCTTGTCGAGCTCCTTGACTTTCTCTTAAATCATCTGCTGTTACCCCTACTAGAGATTGTTCTAACGCTTGTCTTGCGTGCTCTAATTTAGGGTCTTTTGTTACATTAAGCCTTGTTAATAGATTTGTCAACTCTAATGCATTATCTACTAAACTATTTCTAAATATCTTTTTATCATCACCACTTAATCTATCTACCATATGTTCTAAGGTGTTATGCAACCTAGACCACGCATCACTCATAGCAGTTTCGACACGACCTTCATAGGCTTTCTGATATTCCTTTTGCATCTCTTCTCGTATGTCATCTGCGATGTCAACACGGAAGTCCTTTGTTTCTGGCACAGGCATAATAGTATATCTCAAATTAAACTTAGACTCAATCTTGTCTGCATCGGGATACTCTGACCTATCAAATAGATTGCCTAGTTTATATACCATACTCTGAATGATGTTTGGGTATTGTTGTATAAACGTATTGATACGAGATTTAAACTCAGCCTCATATACTCCTAGCTGTTGTTTGTAGTCAAAGAAGTTTGTCATAGGTAATAACCTTGTGCCTGTATCTGACCAAGGTAATGTTTGTCTACCATGCCAATCACGAATTTCATTAGCTAACTTTGTGATAGCATCTAGTTGGTCTGAACCTGCAAGGATATGTTTGTTATAGTTACCTGCCTTGATGGTTGTGTTCTTGTTAATATCTATCTCTTTGGACACATTCTTATCTAGTTTCCTAGCTGTCCATATTGATATGTTTAAGTCAATTAAGACTGCACTGCTTGCTATACTAATATTACTCATCTTGTGTTACCTCCTCGATTGATTGTATTTCAAAACCTTCATCTTCGACTGAAACCCAATCGTTGATGCTAATTCTGTTAGCTTTCTTCAAAGCTTCTGCTTCGTTTGTAGCTTCTACTTCTACTTCTATACC